GCAGTTGCAATATCCATAACAGCAGTTGCTTTTGTGTCGCCAGTAGCGTCAGCACTTGTCTGTGAAGGACCGCAAAGAAGTAAAGCTACATCTACATTTTCTACATCAGCAAATTTTTCATAAGCAGTTGCAATTTCAGCGTTAGTTGCAGCAAAGTCATCAGTACCACTCGCAAGTGAAGTATTAGATACTACAAATGCATCGCCAACTGAATTATCAAATGTTGTTCCTGTTTTAGCAAGTCCGTCTGACAAAGTTGAAAGGTGGTCTACCCAATAGATAAACTTTGATTGTGCATAAAGTACATTTGGATAATAGTTACTTGAACCTTGAGCAGTCTTAGCATCATGGGCTTGTGAAACGCCTTCAAATGTTTCTAAGATTGAACCAACAGTTCCTGTAATTCCACCATCTTCGTCTACTACTACAATATGCATTTCATCTAATGAACCGCCAGCAGCAAGTACATCATCTGTAGTCGTTGGAGCGTTAGAGAATTGAAAGTAATACTCCCAATGCCTTCTCATTACAGCGTTGTCAACAACAGCGTGTCTAAGACCGCCTGTTTCTGTAGCGCCTGTATTAGTATTGAATCTTGCGATTGTTAATGTATTAGTAGATATTGCAGTTATCTTGTAATAGTGTCCAGAAGGTGTAGAAGTAAATCCACTAGCATCTCCAAACTCTAAGATGTCGCCAACTTGCATTTCACTACCGTCATCAACCGATACAGTTGTATCTCCGATAGCAGCAGAAGCGTCAGCAACTAGATTACCACTCATTGAGTGTGGTCCAAAAGCAGTTGAGTTAGTACACTTAGAAACTTTTAAGTTATTTCCTAATGTTCCAGCCTCTCTTGCAATGTAAGGTCCTATATTTGAAACTGACCCAGCACCTGATGATGTTAGATAAGTAGCTAAGTAGTCCTCTGTGTTTTTTATTAAGACAGCAGTACCAGTAGAAACAGCGTTTACCGTTCCTGTTATTGGTCTTACTACTTTCAGATTATTTCCGTATCCTAAAAAGTTTGCAGCCGTTAACCATTCTTCAAAGTTATCCGCAGTTGGTTTCCCAAATGTGTCTAACAATTCTTTCTCAGATGAAATTGTAGTAATTTCATCAATTGGTCCTTTCTCTGCTGTTATTACTATTCCGCCACTTGTTGTTGACACGGCGGGAATAACATTTGTTAAATCCTTTTCAGTTACGAGAACGCCTGGTGATACTTGAAAAGCCATATTTAGTTCTCCTTTATTAAAGTTATTGTTTCAACCCTTTCACAATATTTATAAGTTTTGAAAACACTAGTTTTCAACTCTACTCACCCTTATGATACGATACAGGACTCCACCGTTCGCCAGCATCATCAAAGAATGAATTGTTGTGACCTTCGGGGTCATCAAGACCATTATCTATGAACCCAAACGGCGCCATATCTGCTTCAATAGCGTTTTGTTGTTCTGTAAACATCTGTCCTCGAATATCAACATCTGTTAATTCTTTAAAATATGCCTGATTGGCTAACCAACCAAATATCACACAACACATCACTAAGTCATCTGTTGAACCGGCATCTGCTTCCCACGACTTGCCTTTTGATATAAATGTAGATAGTTCTGATATAATATCAAAGTCAGTAATAATTAACTTATCACCCTCTATCAAACTCTTGAGATTAGAAGTACCAATTCTCTTAGTACCCTTTGTCATTCTTAGACCCAACTGGTTTCCCCGACCACTAAATCCTCCACCTAAGACTTGTCCAGAACGACCTCTCTGTGTACACATCATTACATTATCGTACTCTATTTCAAACTGTAGATTGTCAGCGACCTGTTGTCCTAAGTCGTTTATCTCAATTAAAACAAATGATTTATTGTAATGTTTCGCAACTCTTTCTATGATACTTGGAAAGAGTAACGGTTTAATTTCGTTATCTCTATATTTTGCAACAACCTTATAAGGCGCCTTTGTGCAGTCAAATATTACAAACGCTGAGTAGTCATGAGATAGTCCTCGTGATACATCAACAGCCATTGTATAGATATGGTCTTTCTCAGGCATATCATACACATCTAATCCGCCACTTCGTTTAGGACTCTCAACTGCCATTGTTTTAAGTTTACTTGCGTTGATAAGTGTATCGACACTACCAAGAAACTCACACTCGAACTCAGTCGCAAACTGACCCTCTGAAGTGTTTCGTATTGTTTCTTCTTTCCACTTTTCATCTCTGCCTGGAACTTCTGACCAATGCACTTCGATAGGCACATAGTCATTTCGTTTGTTCTCGGCATCAACCCACATCTTATAGAACATATTCATTCCATGAGGTGTAGATACAATCATCACTTTAGATGACTTACCAGATGATACTGTAGGGTAAACAGAACTAAAGAATTCTTCAGCAATGTTATTAGGCACATAAGCGAACTCGTCTAAGAATATGATGTTAAAGGTACTACCACGAACAGCACTAGAAGATGTACTCGCCGCTACGATTTTACTTCCGTTTTCTAATTCAATAGAACCTTTATTCCAGTTGAGAACGCCCTGTTGCATCCATTTAGGCAGATGCTCGTAAGCCAATTGCAATCGCCCTAACAAATCTCTTGCAGTCGAAGATTTATTGGCGAGTATTGCAACATTCACATTATCGTTAAATAAAACATAATGTAGGAGGTATGAAACTATGATAGTTGATTTTCCACTCTGTCTTGGTAACTTGCAAATCGTAAAACGATTCTCGTGAAATGTATCAACCATTTTCTCTTGAAAATTGTACATGTCGAAAGGCACAAGACCTTTATCGATTGTAACAATCTTTAGATATTTTTTAATAAAGTATTTTGGGTCATCTAAACAAGTAATGACTTCTTCAATTTGTTTCTTTGTAAATCTTGTTTTTGTATGACCCTTTTTTAGATTTGGGTTACCTAGATACTGGTCTAGTTTATTTACTGCCATAGTCCTCTCGATTCATCATTATAAACATTTTCTCACCTAAAAGATTTCCTATGTGATAGTCAGACGGGTAATGAAACCCTGCTTGTACTCTTCCCCAGCCGCCTTCGTTTCCTGCTTTAAGTAGTCCTTCACTATGTTCAGGAAACTTTGCTTCAACATATCTTGCAACTAATCTTGACTGACACGCATGACCACTAGGGTAAGATGCTGTTTTGTTTGTACTACTTGGTAGAGTGTTGAGTGTACTGTCAATTTCGATTGGTCTTTTTCTATTAAACTGTTTCTTAAAATAACCAATGACAGGAGTTGCTTGATAGATTATATCTTCAAACTCGTCATCATGAAATATCAATCCGTTATCTTCGCAATACTTTTTAATCGCATAGAAAGGAACTCTGTCATGATTTCTAGCAGACTCGACATCTTTAGGCGTTCTTTTATTCATAGTATCTCTTACCTCTTGTACCTCATCTCTACTTGACGGATGAGGTGGCAAGGTAATACTATCTTCTAAACCTTTTCTAAAGAATTGCATTTACTTTTTAAACTCCGCAGCTTCTTCTGAACCGCCTGTTGAAGTTCCTTTAGTGTAAGAGTGAGCGCCCATACCAGCGAGGTCACCGTCTTGAACGATTAGATATTCATCTCTGATATCAAAACCATTGAAGTAACATTCTAGTATCTCTCTAACTCCGTCTGCATATCTTGTCTGTGCAGATAGAGAAGTTCCTGATGTGTGTGGTGTCATTGCGTGATGAGGCATTGTTCTCCAGACATGGTCGTTAGGTGCAGGTTGTGGGAACCATACATCTCCAGCATATCCACTTAGTTGTCCTGATTCTAGTCCTCTAGCAATCGCATCTTTATCACAGATTTTTCCTCTTGCAGTATTGATAATGTAAGCGCCTTTCTTGCATTTCGCAATCATATCATCATCAAACAAGTGTTCTGTTTCAGGATGTAGTGGGCAACTAATATTAATCACATCACAAGCTGCAACCATTGATTCTACACTAGGATGATATGTTAAACCTAGTTCTGTTTCTATTTGATTGCTTAGTCTGTGTTTGTCGAAGTAGTGAAGATGAACATCAAATGGTTTCATCTTTCTTAACATATCAATACCAATACGACCGGCAGCAATTGTACCAACATGCATACCTTCTACATCATAAGACCTAGAAACTGCATCAGCAATATGCCAACCGCCATCATTAACAATCTGATGTTGAGTAGTAAAATCTCTTACTAAAACTAGAATCTGCATAACGATATGTTCAGCAACTGACCTTGAGTTACAGTAAGTTACTTCTACAACATCAATCTTGTGGTCCATAGCAGCCTGTAAATCAACATGGTCTGAACCGATACCGGCAGTAATCGCCATCTTTAACTTCGGCGCACTTTCCATTAATTCTCTTGTTACATAGTAAGGAAAGAATGGTTGTGAGATAACAATATCCGCATCAACTAATTCTTTATCAGCAACACAACCTTCGCCATCTTTGTCAGATGTAACGACTAGTGTATGACCTCTTTCTTCTAAAAACTTTCTAAGACCTAACTCACCAGACACACAACCTAATAGTTCGCCAGGTGTGAAATCTCTTCCTTGAGGTGTTGGCAATGTCATGCCATCAGGATACTTGTCTATTTTAGGCAAATCACTTAGTGGATAACTCTCAGGCATTCCGCCTTTAGGGTCATCATATAAAATACATAATATTTTCATTATTTTTTCTCCTTTAAAAGTTTCGTTAATTCGGTTGTTGACCCAACGAATAAAGCGTTAGTAACACTTGTCGGACCTTGATTGGGTACCTCTTTGAGTTTCTTGAGTTTCTCTTGCATTGCCATCAAGTCTTTAGACATATCGGCAACTGTTTTTATGAGTTGTCCTGCCACTTCATACGCTCTAGGATGCTCTCCTTCTTTCGCTAGTGCCAGTATGCCATCTATCGCATCATTACCCTTATCTAGCATTTTATAGAGGTTTTCACGACCCTTGTCAAAGTCGACCTCAGCGTCTTTATCTTCTGGAACAATTAAATCTGTTTGTTCTTCTACTACTGCGACATCAAGTATCTCTGGCACAATATTTAAAACTTCGTTTAGTTTATCATCAATAGAACTCATATTAAAACCCTTTTGTTATTTATTCATCATTACCTGTTTCTTCATCATAGTTCAAACCATCATCAAAGAAATCTAATGTTGTAGTATATGTATAAGTATCATATTTGTCAGCACTTGTTGGATTCGGCGTAACTGTAACTCTTTCACTTCGAGAAGGACCTTGGTCTGATGTATTATCGTATAAATCAGCAGATACTTTCTTAATGATAGCAGATGTACTGATTGGACCGAATAGATATATCTTTGCAGTAAAACTTAGAGTATATTCTATTCTTCTTGTGGTTGTTAAATCTCCAGCATACGAATCTGAATAACTGGTAGACTCTAGTATGAAAGGTATATCTCTTTTTGTGCCCATTGTAGAACTTTCAATCATTGTTACTGTATAGTCTGGTTGAAAGTATGGAAGTATTTGTTCAATAATCTGTAGACCGTCATCTGAGTTTGCTGTAAATATACTTAACTCAAAACTGACATCATAAGGCACAGGCGAAAATTGTGAGTTCAGTTTTGTTGTGTCTGCGTTTGTTGTAACAACGCCAATCTTTTGATTCTTGTTTAGTTTACGAGTAGCATCATAACTGTATCCAGTAATTTCAAATGCCATACGAGGTAGAGTAATAGCAACACTTGATTCACTTCCAGTTAGACTTGACTGTTGTTCTAGTCGTGTAATAAACTTTTCCCTTGGCGAATACGACAAAGGTACTTTAATATTCTGTAAAGGATTCCCGCTAGAATCTAAACGCTTGATATTGATATTATTAAATATCGTTCCAAACGCTATTACAGTATTGCGAATTTGTTTGTGGTAAAAGTGTTGTCCAAACATTAGTAGTCGTCAACCTCCCCAAATGGATTTCTTTCACTAAAGTCAAGTATGTCATCAGCAGTTGATGCTGTTGTTGTACCAGCAGCCGTTTCAAACGCTTGACCCATATCAACAGGTTGTTGAGTCGCCATTGTGAAGTCCTCATTGATAAAGTAGTCGATTGCGCCGATACCACTTTCTATTACAAATGAACCTGTTTCGTTCTCTAATGCAAACTGGAACTGCATAGTGTCTAATGATAAGTCATCTTCTGTCGCATCAATATCGGCAATGCCAGTATCAAGTCTTTCAGAACTGTACTCAAATGTAGTACAAGAGAGTTTGTAAATTGGCAACGCACTCTGTTGATAGAATGGCGCCTCGTGTTCTACGAATTGAATTTCAAAAAACTTCTTAGTCGTAGGGAAGTATACTAAATCGCCTTCTTGAGGGCGTTCAGCAACTAAATCTGAATTGTTGCCTACTAAAGTTTCCCATCTTAACTTAGAAACTGTAAACTGAATGTCATCTCTGAGTTCTAGTCCGAACTTCTTAATGATTTCTTGTTCACCCATGTAACCATCAGAGTTGTCTACATACATTTCAATGATGTATGAGTCGTCAAACGAGCTCGCAGGATCCTCACCAAAGATTGTGTCTTTGTTTGCTATTTTTCTTGGCAGATAGTAGACATCTTGACCATAAATCTTCAGTTGTTCGATTATTATATCTTCGTATAATCTTTGTTCTGAAGTGGTGCCGGTGTCGAAATAGACATTCGTTGGCATTTAGTTATCCCTGTTGCATGTGTGGCGGTTCTTCATAATTACTTCTAATTTCTTCTTCTAATTTTTGTTGTTCATCAATCGCAGTAGAAAAAAGTTCAGGTCCGTTTAGCGTAACACCACCAAGCATCGCTGTGCCTGAAAATTTAGATAGGTTTTGTCCCCATTGTCTTTTAATGAGAGTAGTTGTATATCTCTTTAGATATAAGTCGTCAAATAAATCTGTGTATGTTGCAGGGTCTACTTTACGATAGACTTCAAAGATTAAGAATTCGCCTGCTGTAATATCGTTTTTCCAATCCATATCAAGAAATAGTTTGTTTGATAACTGATTGAATCTCATAGGTTTCTCGCCCACTAATATATGGTCAAGAAAATCAAGATGTTGCATTGTCATTTCGTAATGAACAATACTTGTAGATGAGAAGTCGTATAAATCGTTTAGTCTTAATTGATATCTAACATCAAACATATTTAAGTTTGCTCTGTCAGATAGTGGGAATACATTGACAACAGAAATGACTGACGAAGGAACAACAAGAAAGTTTTCGCCTTGTTTCCAAGTTGTAGTAACACCATCTTCAGTTATAGACTCAGAACTGTCTGTCGTCATACGAGTGATATCAGCAGCAGTTACTTCATACTTCAGATACATTCTTTCAACGCCATCAACATGGTACTGTGCGAAATACTGTAATGCTTCGTCTATTCTGTCCTCTACTTGGTCGTCATCAACATTTATGTCGATAACAGGCTTACCTAAGTTTCTTAGACAATATTGTTTTAGTGTTTCTCTTGTGCTTGGAGCTGCCATATTTGTTTTCCTCTATCTTACTATTTAGTCATATCCTAAATCGACTACCTAGTTACACTTGGAGTTACAGTAACTCTTCCTTCGATTTGTCTAGTGATTAGTCCACCACTAGTAGTTGTTGTTAAGTCCCATACATATCTGCCTTCTGTAAGACCAGCGGTTACTGTGTCTGTCAATGTGATTGAACAAGTGCCGTCTGTTGCACTTACAATAGCAGTAGTAAAAGATGTAGAAGAAGTAGAAAGATGAGTTTTTCTCAACTTACTTGTTATTGTTTGTCCAGTTAAATTGACAACTGTTCCTGTAGAATCTTTTATAGTCAAAGTTTCTGTGTAGTCAGCGTCTTGGTCAACTGTTATATTTTGTATTGTTGCCATATTTTTTCCTAGTCAGCAGTTAAGCTTATGGTTTAGTTGGGTAAACTATATTAGTTAAATCAACATTTGCTGGTAAATCTCTTAATGCTT